CCCCCCGCCGGGGGGGGCGGGAAATCCCCGCCGGCCCCGAAGCGTATCGGCCGTCGGCTGGTGTGGGATCCACGCGAGGTCATCGACTACCGGAACAACAGGTGCGCCATCACCCGCAAGGAACTGGTCTACGGCAAATAAAGGTTTCCCGGCCCCAATGCCGGGAGAAAAAAGAAATAAGCGGTGCCAGCGTCGCACTGCCAAGGTTCACGCCGGCACCAACATCACCAATCACATTGAAAGGAAGACAAGTGATGTCAAACAACAAGATTAGCGGTATCCACGCCATCGGCGTCGAGGTTCCGGAGGACATGTCGCTGAAGGAGCTCATGGAGCAGCTCCTGAATGATACGGAGGTCGAATTGGAGAAGGATTTGGACGGGGAGACCCGCAAGCCCGAACCACAGTCCGAGGCGGACAAGTGGCAGCGGTATGCGGACATGCTGGGCGACCTGTTCGATATGGCGCATCAGATCGGCTATGACGCCTACATGCAGGGCGACCTGAAGATCATGCGCAAGGTGTTGCAGGTCGAATCCGACGTGGTGGATCTGGCCGGCATCGTGACCACGGAGAAGTCGAGGGCCGTGAAATGAGCATCGAAGCGTTACGCAAAAAGCGGCGCATGCGCCGACCCCGGCCGAGGTTAACGGACGGGCAGAAATCGGCCGTGCTGCTGGCTCTCACGTTCTGCGAGGGTTGGCTGGTCGGTTTCGCCGGCACGCACAGCCGCATCCCAAGTCCGGTGGGTACGCCGCAGTGGATGATAACCGGCTCGCTCGCATTGGCGGTCATCCTGCCGCTCATGTTCGTGGGAATCCTGTTGAAGTGGGGCGGCGATGGAACAGCCAAGTGAGTTCACGCTCTGCCTGCCGGGCGACCCGGTGCCGAAGGGGCGTCCCCGCGTCTACAACGGGCACGCGATGACACCGAAACGCACCGTCAGGGCGGAGGAACGCCTGTTCGCCGAATTCAGGCTCAAATACCCGCAGGCGAAACCATACCAGTGCCCGGTCAGGTTGGAGGCCGAATTCTGGATGAGCCATCGCGGCCGTCCGGATCTCGACAACCTTTTGAAGCTGGTTCTGGACTCCCTGAACGGCGTCGCCTACGTGGACGACGCGCAGGTCGTCGAATCCCATGCCACCAAGCGCATGCCCGACCTATGGGTGTACGGAGCCAAAGGCAAATACCGGAAACGCAAGAGCGGCGACCCATACACGTACTGCGGGCACGAATACGAACCACATCTCTATATCCGAATCAAGCCGCTCCCGGGATGGGAGCCGAACAAGCAAGGAGAACAATCATGAGCAAGCCGATCAACGAACCCCGTCTGGCGCAGCAGGCGCTGATAGCGGACGAGGATCTGAGTTTCGAACTGGCGGCTTTGGTGCCGCCGGCGAACGGCATCACGAACGCGGCCAGCACGTTCATCGACCGGGCGACCAAACTGTTGCTGTCCGACAAGATCATGCTCACCAACGAGCAGCATACGGCCGTCGTGACGGCCATCGCCGTCGCCCAACTGACCGTCAAGGAAGGCGCGGCCATATCGAAGCTGCTGCGCAACCCGGACGCTTCGGCGGACATCATAGCCGGACTGCGACTCACCTCCAAGGACAAGCAGGATGCCCGATAAACGTCTTTGGATGCCGCGTTGCAGGACGTGCGGCCCATTGGGGCCGATAGCCGGCCTGTCCGACGCGATCAGCGCCTGCACCCGGCACGCGAACCAGTACCCGAACCATCAGACGGCGTGGTACCCCACCTACGCCCAGGTCACCGTGAAAGGAAAACCAAATGACTGCGAATGACAACAACGTGTTGACTCCGGATTTCAAGGAAATCGAAACCAAAAACCCCGACGAGGGCCTGCGACAGGGCCTGTTCGAGGCGCAGGCGGCGCGCATCGTCGAACTGCAGGCCGAGATCGCCAGCCGACAGGAGGAAATCGACAATCTCAAATCCCTGATTCTCGACTCGCATCCTGTCGGCACCTACCTGGCCGGCAATCTGAAGGTGCAGGTCAAGCCGGGCGCGCGCCGCATCAACGCCGGCACGTTCGAAAAAGCCTACCCGGCCACCAAGTATCCCGGAGCCTACCAGTTGCGGCCGCGGCCGCTCAGCCAGTTGGAGAAGCTGCTGTCGGCGGACGCGGTGGCCGATTACGCGATGAGCGGCAAGCCTATGGTGGTGGTCTCATGAGCGCGGAACTGTCCAGCTTGGGCATCGCCCAGATCGTGGAAAGCGTTATCGCCGACTACGACCTGCGTGACGAGGACGGCAACGAGCTGACCGTCGACCTGTACGTCATCCGTTCCGAGCAGCTCGACGAGCTGGGCCTCACCGTCGCCAGACGCATCCACAAGGCCATACACGAACTGGAGACGCAAGGCAAGACCGGCTTCCCCGTGCATTCGATGGCCTTCGGCAGCATGCCGGTAACCATCGCGGAGGACGGCGACCGCACCTACACGCTGCGCTTCGAATCGGACGAGGCGGTGGCCATTATACGGCTCAGCCAGACCGCACTGGGCGACATCAAGAAACAGATCGACGACCTTCTCAAGGAAGTGAAGAACCATGAGCATGAATGACGCCATTCTCGCCGTCGCACAAGCCCAACAGCAGGGTGACGCGATACCCGTCGACGTGCCGCCCATGACGCAGTCGGCACCCGGCATGGGCAAGCCGCCAGTCACGCCGAAAACACGGGTGGACACGATGGAGGAACCCAGGTTATGGCCGGAGATCCGCCAGCTCATCGAGGACGACATCCAGAACGCTCCACGCGAACTGCAACGTGAGATAGGCCCATCCGAACTGGGAACGGACTGCGTGCACTGTCTCGCAGCCAAACTGGCGGGCTGGCCGGAGCGACGCTCCCCGGGCTGGCTGCCGTTCATCGGCACATGCGTGCACGCGCATTTCGAGACCATGTTCCGAGAGCTGAACGGGGAGCCGGCGGCCCAGTTCCCGTACACGAGCGAGGACAACGTGCACTGTCTCGCGGAACGGTGGCGCCCGGAGTACCGGGTCACCGTAGGCCGATTGCAGGGCCTCCACGGCGGCTACGACGTCACCGGATCGATCGACCTCTGGGATCGCAAAACCCATAGCACCATCGATTGGAAGATCGTCGGCAACACCACGGTCACGAAGGTCAAGGCGCACGGCCCCAGCCAGCAGTATCGGGTGCAGGCCTCGCTCTACGGCATGGGACTGCAGAACGAGGGCGAGCGGGTGGAACGCAACTGCATCTACTTCCTGCCCCGCAACAAGACCTCGTTGGGTGACGCATTGCCATGGGAGACCAGGTTCGACGCGAAGCCCGGCAAATGGGCGTTGGCCCGAGCCCAACTGCTCGTCAACCTCATGGACATCATCGAACAGGCGGACGGCGCGGAGGTGCGCGACAGCTGGATAAAGCAACTGCCCGCGGCTGGCCCCGACAAGTGCTTCTCATGCAAGGGCCGCGTGTGGCCGGACATGAGCGCGCTCCCCGAGTTCGACGAGAAGCCGTGGCCGGACGTGCCCGACAAATGGCTCCAACTCATCCCCCTAATCGAATCCGAATACCAGTTCACCGAATAACGAAAGGAAACACAATGTTCGGTCAACAACCACAGCAACAGTACGGCTATCCCCAGCAGGGATATCCGCAACAGCAGGCTTACAGCCAGCAGCAGTATGGCGGCTATCAGCCGGCTCCGATGGCTCCGAAGATGAGCGCGGAGCAGATGCTCAACCAGATCGACTCGCAGTCCGGCAAGTCCGCGTTCACGAAGGACAGCATGCCGGGCACGAGGGTGACCGGCATCATCGAGAACGTGACCGCGAACCAGGTGCGTGACTTCCAGACCAAGCAGCCGGCGTTCTGGAACGACGGCTCGCCTCGCCTGCAGGTATTGGTCACCATCGACACCGGCATCATCGACCCGAACGTGGAGGATGATGACGGACGCCGCACCGTCTATATCAAGGGGTGGGGCGTGCAGCGCCGCGCATGGCTGCAGGCATTGCGCAACGCCGGTTTGAAGAAGGCCGGTGAGGTCAAACCGGGCGACCGGTTCACGGCCACGTTCACCGGCTACGGGCCGCAGGGCAATCTGCCACAGCCGCCGAAACTGTTCGAATACGTGATCGAACACCAGTCGCCGGCCGATCTCGCCATGGGCCAGCCCCAGCAGCCCGCACAGCAGCCCTTCCAGCAGCAGCCCCAGCAAAGTTACCCGCAGCAGCAGTACGCCGCACAGCAGGCGGCACAGGCCCCGAATCAGGGGTATCAGCCGGCCCCAACCGACCCGTGGAACCCGCCCGCACAGCAGGGCCAGCAGCAATCTGTTCAGCCTGTGCAGCTCGGCCAGCAGCAGGTGGATCCGATGAAGGTCAACCAGTTGAAGGCGTTGGGCAAGCCGCCGCAGGAGATCGCCGCCTTGTTGGGCGTGCCGGTCGAAGCGGTGACGGCCGTCACCGACCAGGCGCAGCCGCAGAACCACGGCGGCTCGGAACAGCAATTGGAAACCGGTGAATTCTGATGGACGAACTGCTGAAACACCTGCAGAACCAGTGGCTCGAGCTGATGAAAGACATGGATTCCTCGCCTCCGATCAGGACGGTTTCCGTGACGTCGACTCGGAAAGCCTCCAGCTCATGAGCGTGAGACTCGTGCTCCTGGGCTGGCACAAGAGCAAGGATTCCGACAAGGACTGAGTCCAGTCCCGACCGCCGTAGCCGTATCCAAGCGGCCGGCACGCATGCAAAGGCGTGCACGGCACCACACATATTCACATCACATCAAAGGGGTTTCAAGAATGACCGACATCTACGGATACGCGGCAGCCGCGCCACTGTACCGTGCGGCGGGCTGGATGCAGGTCATCCCCCTGCCGGAAGGCCGCAAGACCCCACCACCCAGCGGTTTCACTGGACGCAGCCGCAAACCCGTCACCGACGAGCAGGTGCGGTTCTGGTCGCAGTCGGATCCGACTGCGAACACGGGCATCGTCATCCCCGAAGGCGTATTGGTTCTGGACATCGACGCCGAACAAGGGCACCAGGTCAAGGCAGACGGGGCGAAAGGCATCAGCGAACTCTCTCAGGAACTGGGCATGCTTCCGGCCACGTGGAGCAGCACGGCGCACGGCATCGACAGTCCGGCACGCCACCTGTTCTACAAGGTGCCCGAAGGGCTCGCGTGGAAGGGCGGTGCAATCGAGGGAGTCGACATCCTGCAGCCCGGCCACCGGTATTCCGTGGTCTGGCCGTCGATCCACCCGAGCGGCGAAATGTACTGCTGGTACACGCCAAGCGGCGCATTCTCCGGCACGCTCCCCCATATCGGCGACTTGGCGACACTGCCATGGAAGTGGGTGGACTACCTGCGCAAACCCGACAGAGTGTCGAATTCGACCACTTTAACTCCCTCGTATTCAAGGGAATACGACGACCGCATGTGCAAGGCGGTCAACACGTTCCTCAACAAGACGCTCGCCAACCCGGCAAGCAAAGGCTCAAGGCATGACACCACGCTGCAGGCCGTCTGGGCGTTGGTTAACTTCGCGCAGGAGGGACACCGGGGGGGGGGCTCTCGACGCCATCAACCAATTGAAGCCACGGTTCATCGCCGAGGTGGCCCCCGACCGTCAAGGCAAGGAGCGTGAGGCGGCACGCGAATGGGCCAGCATTCTCAGTGGCGCGATGGAGAAGGCCAACGGCGTGCAATCGCATGTGGATCCGTGCGAGCAGTCGAAGATAGAACGCATGACGCCCGGCGAGTTCAACGAACTCACCCAAAACACGATTGCGAATCAAATGAGGGAAAGTCATCCGCAAGCAGTTCAAAACACTGGAACAATGCCGGTTCAAGCCGGTTCAACACCCGTCGCGCCGGTTCAAAACGGTTCAATGGAAAGTCACGAGGCAAGTAAAAACGCCTCCTCCAGCTGGCAGTTCGAAGACCTCACCCAGCTCGCTTCCGGAATTGAACTGCCGCCCACGCCCACCGTGTTCCAACGAGAGGACGGCCAAGGCCTCTTCTATAGGGGCGCGGTCAACGACCTGCACGGCGAACCCGGCTGCGGCAAAAGCATGATCGCCCAAATCGCCACCGCGCAGGAATTGAAGGCAGACCGTGACGTCATCTACATCGACTACGAGGATTCCGCACGCAACGTGGTCAAACGCCTCCTGCTGCTCGGCGTATCCGGCGAACAGATCATCGGTCACCTGCACTACGTGCGCCCGTCCGCCAAGCCGAGCAGCCCCACCAGTCTCGGCGGCTGGCGCGAAACCCTCGACTACGCCGATACCGCCACGCTCGCCATCATCGACGGCGTCACCAGCTGCCTCGCCTACGCGGGCCTCGACAGCAACAGCGGCGACGACATCGCAGCCTGGTACAACACCATGCCCCGACTCATCTCGGCATGCGGGCCGGCAGTCGTACTCATCGACCACGTCGTCAAGTCCAAAGACAACCGTGGACGCTACGCGGGCGGCAGCATGCAGAAACTCGCCCTCATCGACGGCATCAGCTACAGCGTGGACATGACCAAACCCGTCGGCAAAGGCGTACGCGGCACCATCGTCATCAAAAGCGGCAAAGACCGCATCTCGGAGATCGAGGAGCATTGCGCCGTCAGTTGGAGCGGCAACGGCTCGCACCTGCGCGAAGCCGCCCGCATCGAAATCAACAGCACTGACCCGAAACTCATGCACGTCACCATCGCACGACCCAACATGATGCCCAGCGAAGACCGACAGGCGAAACGTGACGACTTCCGACCCACCGGACTGATGGAACGCATCAGCCGCATGCTGGAGGATTCACTCGAAGAACCGAACCAGTCCGAACTGTTCAAGGCGCTGAAGGAAGACGGTTCCGGAGCGCGCACCGCCGTCATGAGCAAAGCCGTGAGCCTGCTCCTGCAGGAGGGTTTCGTCTCGAACCGCTCCGGACGCAACAATCGTTCGATATTCAAATCCGTCCGACCGTACCGGCAGATAGACGACCCGAAATCCGACGCCTATGTGGACCGTATGAGCAGGGAGGAGGCGAGTGAATCGGATGACGAAAACCACCTCGAAATCTAGTTTTTCCCGTTTTTCCCAGTTTTTCCGAGTTTTTCCCGGAAAAACTGAGCCATCGAGTCTAGTTTTTCCCCACACTCCCCGGACACACTACGTGTGTGTCCGGGTGTGGGAAAAACTACGGCTCGCCCCTCCGGAAAGACCAAAAACACCCCTCAACGACACTAGATTTTCCCAAACCAAAGGAGCCCAAAATGGCACTCACATTCAGAGAGCAAATCGAAGAGACCGCATGGGAACTCGGCAACGGCGAAGGCACAGTGCCCGACCTGCGTCAGCGGTTCGCCGACAATCCCGACACTCCGAACTTCGACCCGGCCAAGGCATTGGAGATGCTGCACATCCTCCAAATCGTCAACTACAAGCAAGTCCCTCAGCATCGAGGCAGACCAGCCCGCAGCCATTTCCTAAAACAATCCGAATACTCGGTGCTCGATTTTGACATTCCGAAGCCAATCCCCCAGGACGAGCGGGAACGACAGACGCGGATTCAGTGGGCCAAGGACTTTCGAACCATCGCCGACTGGCTCGACGCAAACTGTTACACGACGGAGGACTGACTCATGGTCGAACCGATTGACCTCACCCAACAAGCCCTCAACGCATTGGCCTCATCGGGCCTGGGCAACGACAGTCCGGCCGAAGCGTTCGTCATCGGCTACCAAGCCGGCTGGAAGCAGGCAATCGACCTGTGTATTGAAATCGAAACACGACTCAACAAGGAGGAAAACTGATGACCATGCTGCTTGATGAACGATTGCGTGATCTCGCGACGCAGACCCACCTGCTCGAGACGAAGGTGAGTTCTCTCGGCTGGATGGCCGCCGCCGACGTGAAGACGTTGAAATCAATGACCCGCGCCCAGGCGCATCTCATGCTCGCCGAATGCGATCTGCTGGACGCAATCGAAGCGAACGAAAAGGAGGCAACGGAAGAATGATCAACGGGAATCCAACCAATGCCGATTACGTCCGTGTGCTGGAGAAAACCAACCCTTATCTGTTCGAAGGGAAGATTGGCGACCAGTGCGAGCAGGCATTCGCCAACACAGCGTTCGACCCATTGGCTGTCAAGCACGCTTGGGAACGCGGCTATGAGATGGGCGCGCAGGTCATGTCCCGCCGACTCTGGCCGTATCTGACCGACGAGCTCACGCAAGGATGAACCCAATGACTCGCTATGAACATTACGGAATTGAGGGATAGGGGGGGAGACATGAGCGGCAATCTTATCGACCCGCAATCGAGGGGCGTCATGCGATGCTGCAGGAAGAATCAACTCACAAGGATTTCTTGTCAGCTCATCGACCCGCAATCGGGGGGCGTCATGCGATGAGCGGCAAGCAGAAGGCCGGCGAGCGCAAACCCCCATGGCTTCGCGCGTTCATTCCGAAATCAAGTCCTCTCGTGGTCACGGTCTGCGAGGGGTGCGGATTGTACGTGATCGAGGATCGGGAGAGTGTGTGGGAGTCGTGGGATTACGGGTGTGTGGCGGGTGACGACCTGACCGTGGCGATAATCCTCGGCCGCCCGTTGACGCGCGTCACATGGCTGCCATCAGTCGGCTATCCGTTGTTGCGCAGCGTGAGCGGGAGCGCGGGCATCAGGCCGGATGGCCAATACCTCGCCGGGCATACATGCCATTTGGCTCGGGTGAGCGTCAAACCGTTCACGCCGCCGAAAAGAGACCGTCCGCCGGGCAAACCGTGGGGCGGGCCGAGACTGTCGAAACAGGAGATAGCCGAATTCAAACGCATATGGAATATGCCGTATTCGCGGCTCAAATATGAGAAAGCCCCAACCGTGGTCGGCCAGGGCGATGAGATCCAATCATTATTCTAGCCGACCAGCCGGAAGGGGCTCAATGTGAACTGTCAGAACTGCAGGACGATGACCGAAGAGGGGTGTTCGCTGTGCGAGACGTGCGAGATGCGCTTCGCAGGCACATTATTGCGCTTGGCGCGTGATGTCACGCCGTTGCATGACAGCCTCGACGCGACATTGCATCCGGGAGGGCATTCGCCCGTGCGCATCCAGACGGCCATGCCGCCGACACCGATACGACTTGACGTGCTCGATTTGCTGGATCTGCTCGACGCGACGGCGCGTGAACTGTGGCGTTGCCTCGACGGCATCGACGCCTTGGACTGGCGCAAGGATCCGCGCATGGAGGACCTCGAGGCCACGCTCATCGCATGCGCCGGCCATGCACGCCTTGCCACGTTCGCGGACGCGGGATTCTACATGCACGTCATCAACAACCTTGCCCGCAAAGTCGACCTCGCGTTGGATCCTCCCGAGCAGCACAGGGAGATCGGCACGTGCGAACTGTGCGAGACCATGCTCACCGCAGGAACCGCAGACCAGTGGGTCACATGTCCCGTGTGCGGGAGGGAACAGCGAGCGCAGACCGTCAAACTGCGTAGGCTCGAGACGTTGTGTTGGGATGATTCCAAGCGAGGTTCGGCGGCGGAGATAGCCAAGGCGTTCACCGACGCGGGAATCACCGTGCGCAGGGGCACGCTCAACGTGTGGGTCAACCGGGGCAAGCTGTGCAACGGCCCTCAGGGCATCGCCTACTGCGACGTGTACCGGCTCGTGGTCGGAGGTGCAGCTTGACAAAATCGCGACTGTAACCGATGATTGCAGTGGCAGAAGTGTCGAAAAACCCAGTCCGGATGGCTGGGTTTTCGCGTATCTGGCCTTCCTGATTTTGCGTGGCGTCTCCTTTTCGGTTGGCGCTGACGGCGACGCCACGCATCGCAATCGTTCTATGATTGGCTTATGCCAACCGAAGACAGCAAGCAAAACATTCAATACGTCGGGATTGTTTGAACCGGGCGCTGATCATTCCGACCGCGTACTCGCGATGCTGCAATCCCGATGGTCGGGCGACCATAAATGCCCCATCTGCGGATGCGAGGACTGGCGAGTGCAGTCCGAATTCGAAATCGAGTCCGGGCGTGTTCGCGGGGGAAACGGCGATGAGACCTTCATATCGCTTCCTCTGGTTCCCGTCATGTGCGGGCACTGCGGATACACGTTTTTCATGAACTCGATGCGCATGACGGTCGCCAATCTCGTCACCGTCGAGGATTCCGATACGGATGGCGAGCATGGCCGCTGAAAAGAAACCCGTGATCCGCCGAGACGTCGAATCGGGTATCGCCCTGCATAAGACGTCACGAGACGAACGGACGGTGGAAATCATGTTCAAGGAGATCGATTCGATTGAACGGCGCGTCAGCGCACTGCATCTGATGCCGCCGTGGTGCGACACCGTATTGGGTGCTGCGTTGGGACTTGTAGTCTCCGCGGTTTTCGGATTGTTCGCGGTTAATGATGGAACGCCGGAATGGGTTCTCATCGGGACATGGGTGCTATTGTTCGTGGGAATCGTATCGGCGATACTGTGCCTGATTTTTAAGCGTAGTATGTCCGATGTCGAAAAATCCCAGAAGAGCCAAATCATCGAGGACATGGAACGATGGAAGGGCGATAAGGATGCCTCTGTGACGGGCAAGGAATTCGTTGATTCACTCATGAAGGAGTACGGCGACGCCAAGGTGTCCGATCTCCAGCGGATTCTGCGCCACTGAGCCTTAGCCAGCCGCTTGCCTCGGGGCGTTTTGCGAAGAGCCCATGCCCCTTCGGATTCAGTCGGGGGAGGTGCCTCATGTCTTCCACCCGCAGCGGCAACCCGCGCAGGGGCAAAGGCTATGCGTATCGGCGCGACCAGCTGTGCCGGCGCGTGTACGCCTATTACGACACCTGTTACATCTGCGGCCGGCCGGTGGACAAATCCCTGCCATGGCCCGACCCGTGGTGCAAGACCGTGGACGAGACCATACCGGTGGCGCGCGGCGGCAGCCCGCTGGACTGGGGCAACGTGGGCCTGGCGCACAACTGGTGCAACCGGGTCAAGGGCACGCGCACACTCGCATGGGCGCGCGCCGAAGTCGCGCGACTGCTCGACCCCAACCGCACGACGGCGACGGCATCGACGACAACGACAAGCGAAGAATCAGCATCGTCGAACCATCTTGCGGCCACGTCGATGCCGTTGACGACCAGCGGCGACTGGTAGACCCCACGGGAGGGGACCCGTCCCGGCCGTCAGACCCGACCCTCGGGGGCAGTCGGGATATCTCCCCGGTCGAAAGCATAAGGCTGAATCCGATAACACTGAAACGGGGTGAGACATGAAATGCGAGCAGTGCGGCGCGGAATTCCAGTCCTCAGGCCGCGGCAAGCGTCAGCGTTACTGTTCGAAAAAATGCCGAAACCGCGCCGACTACCTGCGACGCAAGAGCGGCATCCCGTCACCCGATCCGCACCCCATGGCGAAGACAACGCCGGTTATCGACAAAAACGAATTCGACCGCATGATGGATGGCAGCATGGCCGACATACTGCGCCACCAACGCGACGTGCTGCAGAAAGCCATGGACGATCCGGCCACGCGAACCTCCGACCTGCCCGCGCTCAGCCGCCAGATCATCGCCATATGCGAGAAACTGGACTCCTTGTCAGGCGGAGACCTGCTGTTCGACGAAATGGGTGACACCGAGGAGGTTGCCGATGATATCGGAACGTCGATTGTCTGAACTCGCCCGCGAGCTCAAACGGCCCTCCGGCATCACCGGAAGCGATTTCGCAAACATCCAGCGCATCGCCGTCAAAGCAGGCATCCACTACGACCTCTGGCAGCAGGGGCTGCTGTACCTCCTGTTCTCGAAAAGACAGGACGGAAGATATGCGTGCGGCGAAGGCGGCGGCGTAATCAGCATCTGCCGGCAGGTCGGCAAAACATTCACCATCGGCTCGGCCGTGTTCATCCTCTGCCTTATGCGCAGGAACCTCAAAGTCCTATGGACCGCACACCGCACCCGCACTCTGGACGAAACGTTCAACGACATGTGTGACAACCTGGCGAAAAACAGGCTGTTCACCCGCTACGTGGAACGCATCCGCAGGGCAAACGGCCAACAGGAAATCAGATTCACCAACGGCTCCCGCATCATGTTCGGAGCCCGCGAACAGGGATTCGGACGAGGCTTCGCCGGCGTCGGACTCGAAGTATTCGACGAGGCGCAGATCCTGACGGTCAAAGCCCTGGATGACATGATTCCCGCAACCAACGCCGCACACAACCCCCTGATCATCTTCATGGGCACACCCCCGAAACCCGGCGACCCATGCGAAGCGTTCGCCGAAAAACGCCAACAAGCGCTCGCCGGTACGGATGGCATGGTGTACGTGGAGCTATCCGCCGACCGTGACGCCGACCCCAATGACCGCGAACAGTGGGCGAAGGCCAACCCGAGCTACCCAAAACGCACCAGCGAGGCCGCAATACTGCGCATGCGCAACCTACTAGGCGCCGACTCGTTCCGCCGTGAAGGCTTGGGCATCTGGGACGAAACCGCCTCACACCGTGCCATCGACCCCCAGCAATGGGCGAAAGCCACCACGGACTCGCCAAACCTCAACGGACTGATCGGCTACGCGCTCGACATGAAACCCGACCGCAGGTCGCTGGCCATCGGCGGAGCCGTCAACCACAGGGACGGCACCGCGCACATCGAACTGCGCCGCTTCGAGGCCACCCAATCCAAAGGCACCCAATGGGCGGTCGACTACATCGCCGACCACTGGCCGCGCACCGCGAGCGTGGTCATCGACTCGCAATCACCCGCCATGAGCCTGCTGGCCGACCTCAAGGCCCGGCACGTGAAAGTCATCGTCACCAACTACAGCGACATGGGCCGCGCCTGCGGCAAATTCCTAGACATGCTCAGAGACGGCAAACTCACCCACCTGCCGGACGACAAGGCACCGGCGCTCGCCACGGCCGTGGCCAACGCCACCACACGCAGCATCGGCAAATCCGGCGCCGTCGGATGGAACCCGATGGGCAGCGACATCGACATAAGCCCCCTGGTGGCCTGCACGCTCGCCCTCTACGGCACCACCATAACCAAACGAGACCCGGACCGAGTACAGGAGGTCATGATCGGATGAACGAACAATCCATCAGCTTCGGCAACCCCTACCTGTCCACCGGCTCATCGTTCATGACACACATCGCCAACGTGCCCGACGACGACATGACGGACATCATCCGCCTACTGGAGCTCTGGCGCGCCAAATACCCGCGCAACCTGCTGCGCTCCGCGTTCTACGACGCCAAACAACGCTTCAACAACCTCGGCATCAGCATCCCGAACATCGTCGCCCAGAAAGCCGGCGTCGTGGTCGGCTGGCCACAGAAAAGCGTGAGAGCGCTCGCCGACAAGAGCGTGTTCGAGGGATTCGAGACCGCCACGGGGGCCGACAACCACGGCATCGACGAGATCATGCGCATGAACGAGCTCGAAACCGACATGAGCGAGGCCGTCATCAGCTGCTACAAGCACTCCTGCAGCTTCCTGACCATCGACTACGACCCCGCCGACAACGACCGGATCCTCATCACCCCGCGCTCGGCCGACTGGTCGGCGGCCCTGTGGGACAACGGACGGCGACGCATCAAGGCCGCGCTGACCATCACCGACAGCGACAAATGGGGCAACATCACCGCGTTCAACGCATGGCTGCCCGGCCGCAACTACGCCTGCATGAAAACCGGATACGGGTGGACTGCGGAACCCCAATACAACCGGCTCGACCGCGTGGCCGTGGTGCCCATCGTCTACGACAAGCAGATGGACCGCCCCTTCGGCCGCTCACGCATCAACCGGGCCCTCATGAACCTGACCGACATGGCCATGCGCACCATGGTCCGCATGGAAGCGTCCGCCGAATTCTACTCGGTGCCCAAAATCTGGTTCCTCGGCCTGAGCCGCGAATCCTTCCAACAGGACACGTGGAGCGCGCTCGTCAGCAGCATCAACGCGATCAGCCGCGACATCAACGGCGACATACCCGAACTCAAACAGGTCTCCCAGGCATCGATGCAACCCCACGGTGACATGCTCGAAACCATCGCCATGCTCGCCTCGGCCGAAACCGACATCCCGCCCGAACAACTCGGCATCCGACTGGCCAACCCCACCAGCGCCGAAGCGCTCGCCGCGGCCGAGAACCAGCTGACGCGCACCGCGAACCGGCAGAACCGCATGTTCTCCCGCCAGCTGCTCAACGCCATGGGCATGGCCGTCCAACTGCGCGACAACAGCCCGCAGCCGCCAGACCTGACCGGCATCCGCCCCCTGTGGGCCCCGACCCGCGAGGTGAGTGACGCCGCGAGAGCCGACTACTACACGAAGGTCGCCGGCGTGAACGGCGACTGGGCGGATTCCGACGTGGGACTGGCCAAGCTTAGGTCTCACGGCCGGCGAGCTCCAGTCGTTCCGCGCCTACCAGCAGCGGATGAAGGCCCAACGGAACATCGACCAGCTCAGACAGCAGCGGATGAACCCGCAGGACACGGAGGCAGCCGATGGCAGCGAATCCGAAGGCCCCGCCGGAACTGCAACGGCTGCTGGACAAGGCATACAGGGACTACCAGACCGACCTTGACAACCTCAGGGAGAGCGCGGCCGACGTCATCGAGAACATGGTCGAACGCGACCCCCTGAACGTCAAGGACGCGATCCGCGACTTCTCCCGAGACGCCTCCCAGCTGGCGAACGAATACTACGACACCGTGCGCGGCCTGTGGAGCGAATACGCGGGCGTCCGGCTCGACGACTTCGACCACACGCGGCTCATCGACCCCGACCGCGCCCTCTGGCAGGTGCAGGGCGGCTTCAACAACACCGACTACGCCGGCCTGACCTACACGCAGGTCAAGAACGGGCAGTCGCGCGCGGGAGCCACGATCGACGACCTGTGGCCCGATCTGGGCAACCCAGATGACGCGATGCAGTTCGTCGCCGACATGGTCAACGCCTCCGCACGCCTGACCACCCAACGCAACATGCGCATCGACCCGTCGAAACCACGATGGGCAAGAGTGCCGCGCGGAGCAAGGACATGCGCATTCTGCACCATGCTCGCCTCACGGGGCTTCACCTACCTGAGCGAGGACTCGGCAGGCCTGGAGATGCAATACCACCGGGACTGCGACTGCCAGATCGTCCCCAGCTGGGGACGCCAGACACTCGCCGGATACAACCCCGAACGGCTCACCGCCATGTGGCAGGAAGCCAGCAAGGAAGGCGGCGACTACCGGGAGAAGCTCAAGCGCATGCGCCGGGACAATCCCATGGCGTTCACGGACGGCGTTTACCCGACGCCGACCATGCCGTGGGAGCAGTCCGTCAGACTCCTGTCAATGAAGGGAGAGCCAAAAGGCACTGCGGAATCCTGGTACCGGCGCCAGCTCGCCGTCGGCGTCGACCCGAGCAGGGAAATCCTCGAACGGCACGAGATCGTGTTCCTCGAGAAGTTCCAGAAGCTGGGCGAGGAATACGAGTGGATACCGAAAAGCCATGATGGCAAGCCCAGCAACGACTTCCACTGGCTGAGCCACGAATGCGACGCCGAACTGAAATCACCAGCAAGCCTGAAATACAGGAACGTGGCCCAACGCATCAACGACGCCGTCGTCGGCGGCGTCGAACAGGGCGTTGTCAAGGACGTGTTCGTACTGGACTTCGGAAGCACGAAACTGCCCGACAAGTTCGTCAACCAACTGTCGCTGTACAACGCCCGTCATGAATCCCACATCAAAGAGCTGTGGGTGTTCGACTCGGAAGGATTCCACCAAATCGTATTGAAATAGAAGAACGGGGATAACCCCCCGGATTATGTGCCGGTCTCAAGAGCCGGTTACGTGGGATCCCCGTTACCTCGATTCTACCATACGGCGGGTTGCCGGAGAGGCCGATCGGGGCCGACTGTAAATCGGCTGCATCACGCCACGCAGGTTCGAATCCTGCACCCGCCACTCCACACCACCCGCACGGGTGGTTTTTACGCCCGGAACGGGCCCCATCAACCACAAAGGAGAACCATCATGCACGACATGCCGCACTGGCACCGATTCCGCAACAACCTTCGTCTCATCGATTCCGGCGCAGGCGAAGGCGGCTCCGGCGACCCCGCAACGGGAGACCCGGCCGACCCCGGCGAGGACATCGACTGGAAGGCGAAGTTCGAGGAGCAGCGCGCCCACTCGCGCAAATGGGAGCAGCGCGCCAAGGACAACAGCAAGGCCGCCGAGGAACTGCAACAGTTCAAGGACTCGCAGCTGTCCGAAGCCGAGAAGGCCGCCAAGCGCATCAAGGAACTCGAAGCCGCCAACGCCGCCTACGAGGCGGAACGACAGCAGAACGAGTGGAAGGCGCAGGTCTCCAAGGAGACCGGCGTGCCCGCCTCGCTGCTGCACGGCGACACGCTCGAGGCCATGACCGCGAACGCGAAGGCCATCGACCAGTACGCACACCCCAAGCCCAAGGGCATGCCCCACCAGGGCAAGACCCCCGACGGCAAGGCCGCCGGCGCCGACGAACGCGCATGGGCCGACGACCTGTTCTCCAACCTCTAAACGCAATCATCCCCAGAAAGGAACAACATCATGGCAATGGACACCAGCAAACTCCACCTGCCCAAGACCGTCGCCACGGCCGTCGTCAACAAGGTCAAGGAGACATCGACCATCGCGGCCCTGTCCCCGAGCAGCCCGCAGATCTTCACCGACAAGGAATACATGATCTTCAACGGCGCCGCCGAGGCCGACGTGACCGCCGAAGGCCAGGCCAAGAGCTCCTACGAGCAAGACCTGAACTACGTGAGCGGCAAGACGTTCAAGGTGCAGACCACCACCCGCGTCACCAGCGAGCTCAAATGGGCCGACGAGGACAACCGCTTCCAGATCATCCAGTCCATCCAGGCCGACCAGGCCGAGGCCATCGGCCGCGCCCTCGACTACGTCGTCTACCACGCCGTCAACCCCAAGACCGGCGGGCCGCTCACCGGCTTCAACGCGCTCACGGCCAGAGCCATGCAGGTCACCGCCGGAGACGACGACATCACCAACGTCGACAACCTGGCCGACCAGCTCAACGAGACCTACGACATCAACGGCATCGCCATCAGCCGCACGTGGGCCTCCCGTCTGCGCAAGATCCGCGTACCCGCCACCGGCATGCGCTATTACCCGGAGATCCCGCTCAACCTGCAGGTCGGCACCCTCGACGGCATCAAGGCCGCCACCAGCGCCACCGTCAACGGGGCCAAGGCCAAGACACCCACCCACGTGCTCGCCATCATGGGCGATTTCAGCCTCATCAAATGGGGCATGGTGCGCGACATCACGTCCGAGATCATCCCCTACGGCGACCCCGACCAGACCGGCGTCGACCTCAAGGCCCACAACCAGATCGCCTACCGCACCGAGGCCATGTTCTCCTACGCGGTCGTCGAACCCAAGGCGTTCGCCGTGCTCAAGTCCTCCACGGAAGCGGGTGACTGATGAGCGCGTTCACCCAGGACTTCATCATCCAGCCGGCAGGCAGGAAGAAACACAAGACCGGTGCCATGGACGTGCCGGCACGCCTGTGGAACCCCGACGGCACGCCGTTCACCGGCGGCTCCGCCTATACGC